AGTCTGGTTCATACTGAGCTGGGGTATAACATCAGTCCTTCTCTTGATAAACTCAGGAAGGCAACTATCAATTGGGTAATGCAACCACTAGGTATTAATACTACCGATAAATATTTGGACAAAAAATTTTGGCTGGATTCTAGCGACCGGCTAATGTATGAGGGCAAAGCCCCAGAATTGTCTGCAACTAAATCTGCTAGAATGCCTGCCTTCTTTGAGCATAGCAATGTCAACCTCCCCCAATATGCCTGACCTTAATCTTCTAGATGTTAGAGGCATGACAGCAAATGCTATGCTTGCTAAGCTAGAAGAATCCTTTCCACCCACCAACCCTACACCAGAAGATTCAATGGAAAAAATTATGTACCGATCTGGTCAACGTAGTGTCGTTGAGTGGGTCATCCAGTATATGGAGGAAAATTAAATGTCACGATTTAATAATCCCAGAGATCGCATGTCAATCTACGGCGACAAGCTGCGGCTAAAAGGCATGTCAAAAAAGAAACGTAAGCGGGAAAAATTTTTTGCTGACATTACCAAAGACGGTAAGATTAAAAAGAAAGAAGCTCAAGAACTTTTGAAAAGGGGTTACTCTGAACGTGACCTTCAAAGGTATGATGCCAAGGCTTTTGAAAGAGCACAAGATGCTTTTAATAACAGGGGTAATATGTCCAGGCAACGGATGCCAAACATGAAGGGTCCGTCCTACTCACCTCTTAGAATCAGTAGAGGGGCTGGTAATGTATTTGGCACTGGGTTAAATAAACGTCCGCAGCAAACTGCACCTGCACCTGCACCAACGGCTCCAGCAGAACCAGCGTACGATCCAGCATCACCGCCTACACTTGACGTACAGGGTTTTCCTGACCCACCAGCTCCAGACACCTCAGCAGCTGATGCACTTGCAGCTCAGATTGCAGAGATGCAGGCTGGGTTCATGCAAAGCATGCAGCAGCAACAGGCGATGTTCCAACAGATGCAAGCTTCACAGTCTGAACGTATGGAAGCTTTGCAACAGCAGATGCTTCAAGCACAAGTTGCACAACAGGATCGTCCCCAAGTAGCAGGTGTTCAGATGGCTCAAGGTGCTGCGGGTTCACCCATGCAGATTGCACGTCGTGGTGTATCCGGTGCATTTGGTCGTCGTGGTATGCGTATCTCTTCTCTCAACGTGTAAGTTATGGCTAGTTTTGCGGACATATATGGTGGCAGAGGTTTACGTGCTGTACAAAAAGCCGAAACTTCTGGGATGAGCATCTCTGATATTATTAGAGCAGGTTATGACCAACGGTTTTTCTTCGGACACCGTGCACAGGATTACTTGCAACAAAGACAGAAAGAAGAACAGACAGCAAGGTTTCAAAATCAAATTAGAGATTTACAATCTTCTTTTGATCAAGAGCTGAAGCAGCAAGGCGCAAACTTTGCAGAGGCACAGCGTAGGCAGCAAGAGAAAATGCAGCAAATGCAACAGCAAGCTTTAGAAGCTCAGACTCGACAAGCTGCTCCACAAAAAGAAGCTCAGGTACTGGGAGTTGGTAAGTCATTGGTTATTCGACCAGGTGCTTCCACTAGGTTTAGTCGCCCTGAGCTACAAATTAAATCAATGAACATTTAAAACGATGTCAGCTAAACAACGCTATGACGTTTTATCCAGTGACCGTTCCCAGTTCTTAAACGAAGCTGAACAGGCATCTAAACTGACACTCCCTTATTTGATTCGTGGTCATGAGGAACACACCTCAGGCATGAAGACTCTTCTTACCCCTTACCAAAGCGTTGGTGCGAAAGGTGTAGTTACTCTGGCATCTAAGTTGATGCTAGCTCTGCTCCCCGTTCAAACCAGCTTCTTTAAACTACAACTTGACGAGAGTCAGTTGGGGCAAGAGATGGGTCCAGAGATTAAATCAGAACTTGATTTGTCTTTTGCAAAAGTCGAACGAATCATCCTTGAATCCATTGCAGCTACTGATGATAGGGTAGCGGTGCACCAAGCATTGCTGCATCTTGTCGTTGGTGGTAACGCCTTGGTGTTTATGGGTCGTAAGGGTCTTAAGGTTTATCCTTTGAATCGCTTTGTTGTCGATCGTGATGGCAACGGCAACGTGATTGAAATCGTCACTAAAGAACGTGTTAACAAAAAATTAGTCGAAGACAAACTGCCTGAAGATTATCTCAAGAATCAAGTAGTTGATGATACCTATGGGAATAATAATGAATGTGATGTGTACACCCACGTACAGCGAGAGAACAATCGTTTCGTGTGGTACCAAGAGGTGTATGGTCACAGGCTAAAAGGTTCTGAAGGTAAAGCACCAGAGGCTACTAACCCTTGGATCCCGCTCAGGTTCAACACTGTTGACGGTGAGAACTATGGGCGTGGTAGAGTGGGTCAGTTCATCGGTGACCTGAAGTCACTTGAAGCACTGACACAAGCCCTGGTTGAAGGCAGCGCAGCGGCTGCTAAGGTAGTATTTGTGGTAAACCCCAGCTCTACCACCAAGCCTGCTACCCTTGCTAACGCTGGTAACGGTGCTATTATTCAGGGACGACCTGACGACGTTGGTGTTGTTCAGGTTGGCAAAACCGCTGATTTCCGTACTGCCTATGAGATGACTTCTGTTCTCGAACGTCGTCTAAGTGAAGCATTCCTTATCCTCAACGTGAGGCAAAGCGAACGTACCACTGCAGAAGAGGTTCGTATGACACAGATGGAACTGGAGCAGCAACTTGGGGGACTCTTCTCTTTGTTGACTGTTGAGTTCCTTGTCCCTTACCTCAACCGTAAGTTAGATCAGGCTCAAAAATCTGGTGACATCCCACGTCTTCCAAAGAACATTGTCAAGCCGACTATTGTTGCTGGCATTAATGCTCTTGGGCGGGGTCAGGATCGTGATGCTTTGACACAATTCCTTACTGTCCTGGCTCAGACTCTTGGTCCTGAAGCTATCGGTCAGTTCATCAATACAGATGAGGTGATCAAACGGTTTGCTGCAGCTCAAGGTATTGACGTACTCAACCTTGTGAAGAGTATGCAAGAATTGCAAGCTGAACAGCAGCAAGCGATGGAACAACAACAGGCAATGATGGCACAACAACAGGTGCCTCAAATGGCTGCAGTTGAGCAAAAAGCTGCCGCAGCTGAGATGCAAGCAGTGCAGCAAGCACAACAACAAGAACCACCTATCCCCCAATAATAAATGGCTGAAACATTTACAATGAATGAGACTCCTGCTAATTCTGAGGTTCTAAACTCGGACGAGCAGGACTCTCTTGCAGTTGCTGAGTCTCTTGAGCAAGAACAAACTCAAGGTGAGCAGCAACTACTGGCTGGTAAGTTTAAGGACACACAAGCTCTTGAACAAGCATACGTAGAACTTCAGAAAAAACTTGGTGACCAATCTTCTGAAGGAACAGAAGAAACATCTAGCCAAGAAGAGTCAAGCACTTCTCTGCTGGATGATTTGTGGGAACAAGCTCAGGCAGATAATTACAATGAAGACACTTTGAATCAACTTGCTAAAGCAGATCCAAATGACATTGCTAAGATGTATCTGGACTATCGCAGTAAAGCTGAAGCTGATAAACCGCAAGTAGGTATGACGGAAGAGTACGCTAACAGTTTGAAAAGTTCTGTTGGCGGTGAAAAGCAGTACAATGAGATGCTAGGTTGGGCTAGCCAAAACCTGACAGATAAAGAAATCGAAGCTTACGATTCTGTTATGGAGAACGGTGACCCATCTGCTGCTTATTGGGCAGTACAAGCTTTGTCCTTTCGTTATAAAGATGCTAACGGTGTTGAGGGTAACCTTGTTCAGGGTAAACCACCTGGGCAAGGTAACACCTTCCGCAGTCAGGCTGAACTTGTCGAAGCTATGTCTGACCCACGCTACGACAGAGACCCTGCTTACCGTAGGGATCTAATGCGTCGTCTTGAAAACTCTGATGTATCATTCTGATGACTGCTGTAACTGAAGACAGAGGTCGTCTGAATCTCTACGCAATTGAACCACCTATGACTATTATGGAAGTAACTGAAACTCACAATGAAAAAGCTGAGAAGCTTAACGGTCGTGTTGCTATGCTTGGCATCATGGCGGCTCTGGGCGCTTATGCTGTAACCGGTCAAATTATCCCAGGAGTCTGGTAATGCCACAAGGTAAAGGAACATACGGTACGAAAAAAGGTCGTCCCCCAAAGAAAAAGTAATGGCTAAACGTGGTCTCTATGCTAACATCCATGCTAAACGCATGAGGATTAAACAAGGCTCCGGTGAGAAAATGCGGAAGCCTGGTGCCAAAGGTGCACCAACTGCAGCAAACTTTAAACGTGCTGCTAAAACTGCTAAAAAGAAAAAGTAAACTCTATTAACTAATCATGAAATCTATTATCGCTTCCGGTCTCCTCCTCGGCATGGCACACGGTGCTGCTATTGCTGGTCCCTACGTGAATATTGAAGCCAATTCTGGTTGGTCTGGTACTGATTATGGTGGTACTGTAATCGACAACCACGTTGGTTACGAAGGTGCTAACTGGTATATCCAAGGTGGTCCTTCTATTGTCTCCCCTGATGGTGGTGACAGCACCGTTGAACTGTCTGGTAAAGCAGGTGGTTCCGTGCCCCTGGGTGAGAACCTCGGAGCTTATGGTGAAGTGTCGTTTGTTACCGGTGATGATAACAACGGCTATGGTACCAAGGTTGGTATCAAGTACACCTTCTAATTGAATATGCGGTGGGCGGGCGGTAACTTACTTAACTGAACAATGACTACAAGTATTCTTAATCAAGGTAGTCGCTCTACCTGGGAGGATTTCTGCTCCTGGGTAACGTCTACCAACAACCGTCTTTATGTAGGCTGGTTCGGTATCCTGATGATTCCGACACTGCTAGCCGCTACTATTTGTTTTGTAACTGCCTTCGTGGCAGCACCTCCTGTAGACATCGATGGAATTCGAGAACCAGTCGCAGGCTCCCTCCTCTATGGAA